GCATCCGCCCGGACACGAGCGATCCGCTCTATGACAAGCTGGTCGAGACCGCGACCGCCGTCCGAGACGAGTTCTACGACGAGACCGTCAAGAAGCTCACGGCCGAGAAGAAGGGCGCTCTGCTCAAGAAGCTGAACAAGGTCGAGGTTATCAAGCCGGAGGTCGACCGCGAGACCGGAGACGAGACCGGCGAGATGCTGCTCCGCGCCGGCATGAAGCACCACATCGAGATCAAGAACGGGCCGAAGGCCGGACAGTCGTTCGATAAGGTGCCGGACTTCTTCAGCGCCCAGGGCGTTCGTCTGAAGAACCCTCCGAAGATTGGCAGCGGTTCCGAGCTCAAGCTCTCGGTGCGCCTCGTCCCCTACCTGGCGCCGAACGACGGCTCGGTCGGGATCAGCTATCAGCTTGAGGGCGTCCAAATCCTGAAGCTTGTCTCGGGCGGCCAGCGTAGCGCCAGCGACTATGGCTTCGGCGTCGAGGACGGCGACATCATCGAGAACGACGATGGCGGCTTCAGCGATGAGACTCCCGTAGGCGCGAGCTCGGACTCTGAACGCGACTTCTAATGGAGCGCAAGTTCTTCCTGGCGGTTACCCCTCGGGCGACCGCTAGGACCCGCTGCGGTTGCCGCGGGCGCTTTCCGAACATCTATAACGAGCCAGCATACAAGGAGTGGAAGGACGAGGCCATCGCGCAAATCCGCGCGTTGGACCCTCCCTTCCCCCTCGACGCTCCCTTTGAGGGCGACGTCTGGGTGGCCGTTGAGGTCATCGTCCGGCGGCCGGCCTCGACCAAGAAGCGTCGACCCAAAGGCGATAGGGACAATTTCGAAAAGGGAGTGTTCGACGCCATCACCCAAGCTGGGGGATGGTGGAAGGACGACGACCAGATCGTGGAAGGCCCCTTCCTGAAACGATGGGCGAAGGACGACGAGCCTGAGGGCTACCTCGTCACAGTCCGGTTCCGCGAGGACATATGAAAACAATCGAACAGCTCCTTGACGAGCTGATCGCCCGCGAGGGCGGCTACTCCGACAACTCACGTGATGCCGGCGGCGCGACCATGTGGGGCATCACCGAAGCGGTGGCCCGTGCCAACGGATACGGCGGCCCCATGCGGGAGCTACCGAAGGCGACCGCTAAGGAAATCTATCGGCGCCTCTACTGGACCCGGCCGGGGTTTGACCTAGTCGACAACTCAGCACCCCGCATCGCGGCTGAGCTGTTCGACACCGGAGTAAACATGGGTCCAGCCGTCGCCACGACCTTTCTCCAGCGAGCGCTCACGGCGCTTAACCGTCGCGGACTCGATTATCCGGATTTGATCCCGGATGGGCGGATCGGCCCAGCCACTCTCGCGGCGCTTCATGCCTACTTGAGGCAGCGCCCGACCGATGGCGTAGAGGTCCTGATCCGGGCGCTCGATGCGCTCCAGGGCGAGCGCTACATCCGCCTCGCCGAGATGCGCCCCGGCAACGAGGAGTTCCTCTACGGCTGGCTCGCGAGCCGGCTGGAGAACGCAGCGTGACGCGCCGTTCCCGCATCGAGACCGTCGCCGAGCACCTGAAACAGCGTGGCCACATCAGCGAAGGGAGCGCGCTCATTGAATATGGGCGCTTCCGCCTCGCCGACGTGATCCATCGGCTCCGCACTGAACGCTCCGACCTCCTCCCCGAGGGCATGGAGATCGTCACCATCCACAAGCGAGACACGAAAGGCGATAACTATGGCGAATATACCCTCGTCCCGACCAAAGCGGCGGCAGTCCGGCGCATGGTCGAAGCGGCGCGAGCCCGCGCTGACTCGCCCGAAGGTCGCCTATCCCAACGCGATTACCTTGGCTTTCATGGCAGCGCTCGAGCGTAATGGTGTGGAGGTTCCTGAAGGGACCAAAATGCCACTGCTTGAAGTGCCTGCCTGGTCGGGACCGCGCGACCGCGCATGAAGCACCAGCACGAGAGCGAAAGCGCTCTCGTCTCGAAAGGGCCATGCGAAGACTGCGGCTCCTCTGATGCCTGTGCTCTCTACGACGACGGACATAGTTTCTGCTTCTCCTGCGGAACGCATCACAAAGGTGACTCCACAGAGAAGCGCTCGCAATCCGACCCGGAGCCGCTCAGCCGCGACCTAATCCGCGGCGAGCTCGAGCCTCTCCGGAAGCGCAAGCTGGACCTCAAGACCGTTGAGAAGTTCGGCTACCGGGTCGGAACCTACCAGGGCAAGCCCGTTCAGATTGCGCCCTACCACGACGCCACTGGCCGGGTGGTCGCTCAGAAGCTCCGGGACGCGGACAAGAATATGACCGTGCTGGGAGACCTGAAGAAGGCGCTGCCGCTTTTCGGCCAGCACCTTTGGCGGGACGGCGGCAAGATGGTCGTGGTCACCGAGGGCGAGATCGACGCCATGAGCGTTGCTCAAGCTCAAGGGCTCCGGTGGCCTGCGGTGTCGATCCCGACTGGAGCGCGGGGCGCGGCCAAAGCAATAGCCGCGGCCGCCGATTGGCTCGAGGGTTTCGAGCGGATCGTGCTCATGTTCGACATGGACGAGCCGGGACGCAAGGCGGCGGAGGAAGCCGCACGGCTCCTCACTCCGGGCAAGGTGTTCATCGCCAAGCTGCCGCTCAAGGACGCCAACGAGATGGTGGTCGCCGGCCGTTCGGCCGAGCTGGTCAACATCCCGTGGGACGCCCAGAGCTACCGACCGGACGGCATCCGCCGCGTGGCGGACCTCCGGGAGGCGGCTCTCGTGCCTCCCTCCTTTGGCCTCCCGTTCCCCTGGCGAGGCCCCACGGAGGCCACCTACGGCATCCGCCGCCGCGAGCTTTACGGCTACGGCGCGGGGGTCGGCGTCGGCAAGACGACGGCGTTCAAGCAGCTAGCTCTGTCGACGGCAATGCCGTCCATCATCGAGCCGCATGACGGCCTGATCCTTCCGGTGGACGCTCTCCAGCCGCGGAAGGTCGGCACGCTCTTCCTCGAGGAGAACTCGCGTAAGACGCTCCGGACCCTGGCCGGCATGGCCATCGGTAAGCGGGTCCACGTCCCCGGCGTCGAGTTCGATGAGAAGGAGCTGGCGGCCGCGATGGATCGCCTAGAGCCCTACCTGTTCCTCTACGACCACTTCGGGGCGAAGGATTGGGAAGGGATCAAGGACCTCATTCGCTACATGGTCCTCGGAGAGGGGATCAAGGACGTGTTCCTGGATCACCTCACGGCACTCTTGGCGTTCGTTGAGGACGACCGGAAGGCGCTCGATGAGATCATGGCGGACCTCGCCAGCCTGGTCGAGCAACACGACTTCACGCTTCACTTCGTATCGCACCTGACGACCCCGACGGGCACAGCTCACGAGGAAGGCGGCCGGGTGCTCGAGAAGCACTTCACAGGCTCACGCGCCATCGCTCGCTGGAGTCACAACCTCTTCGCCCTTGAGCGCGACAAGCAGGAACCAGACGCACCGACCACCTTCCGCATCCTGAAGGAGCGGGAGACGGGCGACGCCACGGGCCGCAAGTTCGGGCTCTCCTACGACCGAGAGACGGGCCTCTTCCGTGAGGTGGCTCTCCCGGAAGACGCGGGCAGTTTTAAGGATGAGACGAGAACCAATGACTTCTGATGATGGACGGCGGTGCTCCTACATGGGCTTTTCATTTCCATGCGGAGCTGCGCTGCGGCTGCACGCCCGTTCTGCGTCCTATGATGAGGCGGCTGCCCAATTCGAGCGAGATCGGAACTCTCTCCCGGAAGACGACGGGGCTCGCCTCGAGTTCCCTATGTTCGACGGGCTTATGGCCTACTTCCCCAACGCGCTAGCCGAGGTCGCGCGCGTCTCCAAGATTGGGAACGACCAGCATAACCCAGGTCAGCCTATGCATTGGGCGCGCGGCAAATCGACCGATCACGCGAACAAGATCGCACGCCATTTGATTGACGTAGGTCGCAAGGATGCACGCGGTGTCCGCCACGCGGCTCGGCTCGCCTGGCGCGCTCTCGCACTCCTCCAAGAGGAGATAGAGCGAGAAGAAGGCGCCCCCCTGTCACGAGGATCGAAAGCAGCAGAATGAAGAAAATCTACATCGCCGGCCCGATGACCGGCTACCCGGAGTTCAATTTTCCGGCGTTCTACGCTGCCGACGAGCAGCTCGCCGCCGCGGGCTGGCACGTGTTCAACCCCGCCGCGAAGGACGAGGAATATGACCTCGATCCGGAAGCGGTGGCAACCGGCGACGCCCAGCTAGCGGCAAAGGGCGGCTTCGACTTCCGCAAAGCCTATCTCTGGGACGTCTCGAGGATCATCGAAGGCGACGCCATCTACATGCTTAAGGGCTGGCAGTTCTCTCCAGGCGCGGTCGGCGAGCACGCGGTCGCGGTGGCCATGCAGCGCCATTATCCGGACTTCCAGATCATCTATCAGTAGGCACTTCCCTATTGCAATGTAGGAAAAGCCTAAGCAGAACAGGACGAGAACAAACTCAACAGGAGTCGCACGCGATGCCACGTCTCTATAACCACGCTCGCCTACTGATCTTTGATGCCTTGGTCGGGTTCTCCGAACGGCGTCTCGAAGATGCCGTCGTTGCCCTCGCCTTTCTGGGCAGGCAGCGGCGCCTCGCCAACGAAGCCTTAGATGGCGCCGAAGAGGACCTCCGTGAGGAGATCACCGGCCTTCAAGAGAAGCTCAAAGCCGCCAGCGCTGCCCGGCACAGGGTAGCGGCCCTGCTCAGCCGCCCATAACCCCAGCCGAGGAAGCCAATGCTAGTCTTTGATACCGAGTCCGACGGCTTCCTCGACGACGCCACCAAGCTCCACGTCATCAACCTCATAGACCGCGAGACGGGAGCGCGAGAAGCCTATCACGATCACCCGACGGTATCGTCGACAAATCGTGTCGGCTCACTCGCGGACGGCGTCGACCGTCTTCAAGAGGGGATCGCCGATGGTCGCCTGCTCGCCGGCCACAACATCATCCGACACGACCTTCCGTTAATTCAGAAGTTCTACCCGGACTTCGTCTGGCATCCGAACGACACTCTCGACACCTTGGTAGTGTCGCGGCTCATCTGGACCGACCTCGAAGACATCGACCACCGCGCCCTGAAAAAGGGTAAGCGGCCGCCGGTGTTCCGCGAGAAGCGCCTCATGGGCAAACACTCCCTGGAAGCGTGGGGTTACCGGCTTGGGTTCCTGAAAGGGGACTTCCACGGACCCTGGGATACGTTCACGCCAGAGATGGCGGACTACGGCATCCTGGACCCCGAGGTCACCCTCAAGCTCGTCGAGAAGATCGAGGAGCAGGGCTACTCGGAAGAGGCGATCCGGCTCGAGCACCGGGTGGCGGAGATCATCTTCCTCCAAGAACGGCACGGTTTCTACTTCGACCGCCTCGCCGCGGAGAAACTAGAGATCGAGCTGACTGCCGAAAAGGCACGCTTAGAGGATGAGCTCAGAAGCGCGTTTAGTCCGTGGTTTGAGCCGGAGCGCTACAAGGGAAAGATCGTCGAGGTCGATCCGAAGCGGAGGCGCACGGCTGCGGTCGGGGCTGAAACCGGAGAGGCTTGGCGGTCGAGCTACGAGCCCGGCGCGCCCTACTGTAAGGTCAAGCTGGTCTCTTTCGAGCCCGGTTCCCGCGATAAGATTGCTAACCGTCTGAAGACCCTCTTCGGCTGGACGCCAGTCGACTTCACCCCCACCGGAAAACCGAAGGTGGACGAAACGACGCTCGGCGGTCTGGACTATCCGGAAGCCAAGCTCCTGATCCGCTACCTCACCGTGGACAAGCGGCTCGGCCAACTCGCCACCGGCGACGAGGCGTGGCTGAAGAAGGTCAAGCCGGACGGCCGGATGCACGGCCGGGTCAATACCAACGGTGCCATCACTGGCCGGATGACGCACTCAGGGCCGAACATGGCCCAGGTGCCGGCGATCCGGCTGGATGACAATGACAAGCCCCTCCTCGGCTTCGAAGGTGGGTATGGTGTCGAGGCCCGCAGCCTCTTCCGAGCCGGGCCGGGCCAGGTCCTCGTGGGTGTTGATGCCGAGGGTCTCGAGCTTCGAGAGCTCGCCCACTACATGGCTCGCTACGATGACGGCGCCTACGTGGAAACCGTCGTCAATGGTAAGAAGGCCGACGGCACGGACGTCCACTCGGTCAACCGCGTCGCGATTGGCCTCAACAGCCGTTATAACGCGAAGACCTGGACCTACGCCTACCTTTACGGGGCCGGCGACCTGAAGCTCGGTAAGATCGCCTATGACGATATGACCGAGCAGCAGAGGCTTGTGTTCAATAGCAAGCACAAGCCGGGACCGGATCGCGAGCGTGGTATTGCGCGGCTCGGGTCGAAGAAGCGGAAGCGGATCGAGAGCAGCCTCCCGGCGCTCGGCAAGCTTCAGGCCGCCATCAAGGAAGCGGCCCGTTCAGCCAAGCAGCTACGTAGCCATGATGGTCGGATGCTCAACATCCGGGCTCAGCACGCCGCGCTCAATACGCTTCTTCAGGGCGGAGGGGCGGTCGTGATGAAGAAGGCTCTAGTCCTGGCTTACGACGCCTTTCTCAAAAAAGGCTGGGAGCACGGCCGCGAGTTCGCGTTCGTCGCTAACGTCCACGATGAGTTTCAGATGGAGGTGCAGCCAGAATATGCGGAGGAGATCGGCCAGATTGCGGCCGATGCCATCCGCCGAGCAGGCGAAGCCTTCGAGCTCCGCTGCCCTCTCTCGGGCTCGGCGGATATCGGAGAGACGTGGGCGGCGACCCACTGAGAGAGACCCCCGTTACGTTATGATCCAGAACGCTCGCGTTCGGGCACGCGCGGCGGGGGTTCCGTTCACTATAGCGACGACGGACATTGTGATCCCGACGCACTGCCCGATCTTGGGCATCCCCCTCTTCAAGGGGAAGCGCGGCGGCGGCGACAACAGCCCCTCGCTCGACCGGGTTCGGCCCGAGCGTGGCTACGTTCCGGGCAACATTATCGTCATCAGCAACCGAGCCAATCGGCTCAAATCGGACGCCAGCATCGAGGAGCTTCGCGACATCGCGAGCTTCTATGCGACCCTTCAGGGGGACGTCCGGGTTACAGGAGCAAGTCAATGAACTGTGCCGTGTGTGGCTCACCGCTGAGCCAAACTCGCTGCGGCCGCAATAGCAAGCGGGTCTGCCCGCGTGGCCACCCGCAACCTAGCGCACCGTCTCAGGAGACGGTCGCCCGCAAAGCCGTCGAAGAACAAGGCATCGGCGAATGAAACTCATCAAGGACATCCTCTTCGACGCGACCAATCAGTCGCTTGATGTCGGCCGTCTGATCGGCGTTATCTCGGTCCTCAGCGTCCTCGTGGCGGCCGCCGGAAACTTCTACCGAGGTCAGGCTATTGACCTCGGACCCACCGGGCTCCCCGGAGGTCTCGCTACGATCCTCGCGGCGGCGGCTCTCTACATCATGAAGGACCGCCAGCAGGCGGCCGGCAAGTGAACCTCTTCCGCGCCGCTCTCGGGTTCCTCTTGCTGCTCATAGTGTTGGCCGCCGCGGCCAGCTGCGGCAGCGCTCAGGAACTTTGTCCGCGCCTCCCGGATACCCACCGGGTAACCCCCGCGGACCCTTACGAGTCCCCTCAAGCGCTCCAGCCGGACAACCGGAGTATCGCCTAATGGGAGCCGCAATCGGCACCGCGGCTGGTGCCTTCGTCAGCTTCCTCGGGAAGCTCAGTCTCCGCATCAACTGGCAGGGCTGGCTTGGCCTAGCCCTCGGTCTGGCTCTCGGCTTCCTTCTCGTCATGCAGAAGGGCGAGACCCGCCATTGGGAGAAGGAAAGCCACCGCTTCGAGCAGCTCTACCGGCTCGAGGTTGCAGCCCACCAGGCCGACCTGGTCACCTATCGCGACGCCGTTAGGCGAGCCGAGGAGGCGGACAAGGCCAACGCTCAGCGCGTCGTCGCCGAGCAGGCTGCCATCAACTCCACACGAGGTTCCTCATATGAAACACGCATTGCCGCTGCTCGCGCTCGCGCTCGCGGCCTGCCACACGGCCCGTCCGGAGACCATCAAAGCGGTCCCGGAGCAGCGCCAGTGCCCGGCCTACCCGCTGCCGCCGGAGGGGCTCCTGAAGGCGCCGATCAAGACGGACTTTCTGCCGACGACCGCCTCCTCGCAACCGAGCAAGCCATCCAGCTCGACGAGCTCATCAAATGGGTCCGTCAGCAGCATGGGGTCGACATCAACGGGAGGCAGTAAATGAGCCGGGCCGTGATCCTCTATCGCGTTCGGTCTCGCGAAGACCCTACCAAGTGGCGATCCTACGCTGAAAGCTTCAGCCGCGGAAAGCCGTTTGAGGACGCGCAGCTCTGGCGCAATCCCAAGAGTGCCGCAAAGGAAGCCAAGTATCAAGAAGAACGGCGAGCCTGGTCTCAGGAGTTGGTCGACAAGGGAGTTCACAAAGAACTCAGTTATATGGGGCCGTGCGACGTTGTCGCCGTCCGCATTGAGGAGCCGGGTTCCTGACCCGCACCCTCCTCATCGACGCTGACCTCCTCGCCTACCGCGCTACCGCAGCCAACGAGCGGAGATATGACTGGTCCGGCACGGGCCAGTTCTCCGTGGCGGCAGACGAGGAGGCTGCCCGTCAGGTGGCCTCTGAGGAGATCGAGCGCCTGGCTGACAGGCTCCGAGCAGATGACGTTCTAATTTGCCTGTCGGACGACTTCAACTCCTTCCGCAAGGAAAGGGTTGACCCGACCTACAAGGCAGTCCGTGCCGGGGTCGAACGGCCGCAGCATCTCTACGACCTCAAGGAGTGGCTGGCGGAGACCTACGACCATGCACGCTGGACGGCCTTAGAGGCAGACGACGTCATGGGCATCATCGCCACGGACCCCACCAGGACCGACGAGAGGATCATCGTCTCGGCCGATAAGGATATGCAGACGATCCCCGGCAAGCTCTACCGCCCTCAAGACGGGAAGGTCCGGGAGATCAGCGTCGAGGAAGCCGACCGCTTCCACCTCTGGCAGACCATTGTGGGTGACACGACGGACGGCTATCCGGGTCTTCCGGGTGCCGGGCCGGCAGAAGCGGAGCTTCTCCTCGACCGGCAGGGGTGGGAGCCCTACGTCCACACGTTCAAGTCCGGGCCTCGAAAGGGTCTGGAGGAAAAGCGGTGGCGGAGGATGGAGTTCTCAACCGCTTGGTCGGCCATCGTCTCGGCTTATTGGAAAGCCGGGCTCTCAGAGGAGGACGCCCTGACGCAAGCTCGTCTAGCGCGCATCCTCCGCTACGAGGATGTTGACGGCCGAACCCCTCGACTCTGGAACCCGCCAGCAGGCTAGGCACGCTTATGTGTCATTGTGCCGCACTATTATGGGGACCTCCAGGGTCCCCTAGGTAGGTATGGCGTAAGAACCTACTGCCTACGCAGCACTGGCACACCGAAAATTGTAGGGCTCCGGAAGTTTCCCTTGTCGGGAGCCGGAGCCCTTTTTGCCAGGAGTGCAAACTTTGCAGAAGTTTCCCGCGACGTCGGGGGAGCTGATCCGCACGCTTGAGGGCCTCTTTCCTGAGGTCATCGCGAAGCCGGGCGATCCCCCTGACAAGATATTCCATGCGTCCGGCCAGAGGTCGGTGATCCAGTTTCTCAAGCAATGGCGCGACGGCGCCCTCCAGCCGGCTCCTCAAGAGCGGCCCCGAGGGAGAGGCCGACCCACGCGCTGAGGAGACCCCTTACGTGTGCGTAGTCGACACGCCTGAAATCCCACAGCCGACGCCTCAAGAGCAGAACAAACCTCTCCCGATTATCCGCAACCCGATCCTCGATGGCCTCCTCGGCAACATCGCGGCCACCCGCGCCGGCACGAGCGCCTTCCGGATCGACCTCGTGAACCCCCTAACCATCCCCTCAGGTCCCGGCCCAGGCGCCGGCGGAGGTGGTGGTGGCGGCAGCGGGGGAGGCGGCAGCGGAGGTGGTGGCGGCACGAGCGGTGGATCGTCCGACGGCGAAGTAATCGGAACCGGCACGTTCACCAAGTTCGGCGGCCGCGGGTAACGCCAGATGGCTTCCGCCTCAGCTCGTTACTCGTTGCTCCAGCGCGGCCGCAATACGGTCCTGGAGCAGGCCCGCGCCGCGGCGAAGCTGACGATCCCTGGCCTCATCCCCGAGGCCGGAGCGTCGGACCCCCACGACGTCGCCGAGCAGCCTTATAGTTCCCTCGGAGCCCATGGCGTAAACAACGTCTCGGCCAAGTTGCTCCTCTCGCTCTTCCCGCCTCAGAGGCCATTCTTCCGGCTCGAGATTGCGGCGAACACTGCCAAGCAGATGGGCAGCAGCCTCGGCCCCGCTAATGAAGCGCTAGCCGGCATCAGCACCGCGGCCCAATCGCTCGTCGAAGGGTCCGGCTCGCGGCCCATGTGGATGGAAGTGTTCCGCCACCTGGTCGTCGCCGGCAACGTGCTGGTCTACCACCCCGAAGACGGAACGGCCATGCGAGTGTGGCGGCTGGACCAGTATGTGGTCCGGCGCGATGCTCAGGGCCGACTGCTCGAAGCGGTCATTGAAGAGGAGGTCTACCCCTCAGAGCTCGAAGAGTCTGTCCTCCAGGCCGTCAACATTACGCCTGACGAGCACGAGCCGGGGCACCCTTCGGACAAGAGCGAAGACAAGATCAAGGTCTACACGATGATCCTCCGCGAGGGGGACAACGTGCTGCACTACCAAGAGATCAACGACATCGAGGTCCCCGGCTCCCGCGGGCAGGCGAAAGCCGACGTGGCGGGCTGGCAAGCGCTTCGGTGGCAGGCCGTCCCAGGGTCCGACTATGGGCGCTCGATGGTCTCCGAATATGCCGGTGACTTCCTCTCTCTCGAAGAGGGGTGGAAGGCGGTCATTCAGTTCGCGGCCGAAGCGGCGCGCATCCTTCGCATTGCCGATCCCAACTCGGGCATCGACATCGAAGAGTTTGCCCAAGCGGAGACCGGGGACGTCCTCACCGGGTTCGTGGACAAAATCCAGACCTTGCAGCTCGACAAGCAAGCGGATTTTAACACGCTCTGGAATGTTCTTCAGAGCATTGAGCGGCGCCTCTCGCAGGCGTTTCTACTGACAGCAAACACTATCCGGGACGCCGAGCGCGTCACGGCGGAAGAAATCCGCGCGGTTGCGCAGGAGCTAGAGGACTCGTTCGGCGGCACCTATACGGTGCTCTCGGCCGAGGCTCAGGCGCCTTACGCTCGCCGCGTCCTCTATATCCTCAATAAGCAGGGCAAGGCGCCCAAGCTGCCAGCTACGGTTACCCCTCAGGTGGTCACCGGGTTCTCGGCTCTGGGCCAGACGCATGAGGCTGCCGCGATCATAGAGTGGCTTAAAGGGCTGCTCGAGATATTTGGCGAGAAAGCTCTCGCCTCCGAGGTCAAGTTCTCGGAGGTCGCTCTTCGCACGGGAACCTCACAAGGCATCACTGATGTCGCCGGGCTGCTCTACTCCGATCAGGAGAAGGCCGCCAACCAGCAATCCGCGATGAACGCCAACACCACGGCGGCCGTCGCTCCAGAGCTGGCTAAGGGCGCTATGAATATGATGGCCAAGGACCCCAAAGCGGCTGCCCAAGTAGCGGAGCAAATCAACGGTAATGGCCAGTAAAAATAAAGCACAGCCGGCGTCGGATAACGGCGCCATCGACACGTCTTCTGACCTCCTCGCCGAACTTCACGAGCAGGAAGTCGAGCGCGTTGAGCTAGCCCACGGAACCATTCTCGAGACCAACACGGTCTACGAGGATCGCACAGACAATCCAGAGGCAGAGCGGGATGTCGAATATGAGACCGAGGACGAAGACCTCGGCAACGGCACGATCCTGACGCACGTCCTGGGGGCGAAGGCTGAATAATGCTGGACGGCGAACAAACCGTAGACGACGGCATTGTCGAGGACATTGCAGGGACTCCCTCGTTTCAGGCCAGCCCTGGCGAGGTGGACCCGTTCCAGAAGGTCGAGCCCCACGCTAGGCCGGACAATATCCCGGAGAAGTTCTGGGATGCCGATAAAGGCGTCCTCAACACCGACGCTCTTCTGAAATCCTACTCTGAGCTGGAGAAACAGTTCAGCCTCAAGGGTGAAGAAGAGGAGCCTGGAGGCGAGCCAAAGCCAGAGGGTGAAGAGAAACTTACCGGCGAGGAAACCCCTGAGGGCGAAGAGAAGCCCAAAGAGGAAGAGGAAGAGCAGCCCGCTCCTAGCGACCTCACGGCCGCCGTGGAAGCCGCCCAGGTAGCTTATGCTGAGTCCGGGACGCTAAGCGCAGAGCTTCGCGCTCCCTTCCTTGCGGCCGGCATCTCTGACGCCCAGATTGATCTCTATCTCGCCGGCGTGAAAGCGCAGGAAGAAGGGATCAAGCAGGCGGCCGTGAAGGCTGCCGGCGTGGACTCCTACGAGGAGGTCCAAGCGGCTGTTGCCTGGGCCGCCGAGAACTGGACGCCGAAGAAGATCGAAGCCTTCAATGCTCAGGCCAGCGACGTAGAAACCGTTGGGCTTGCCGTTACGGCTCTCTTCAAAGACTACCGAGATGCGAACCCCGGCGAAGGCCGGCTCACGAACGTGGGTGGTGGCACGAACCGCGGGGACGTTTACACGAGTAAGGATCAGTATGCGGTCGACCTTAACAAGGCGGACGCCCTCGCTGATCCCCAGGAACGCCGCCTCGCTCGGCGAGCTGCCGTCGCCAAGATGGAGCGTTCGATCAAGGCCAAGTCCCTGAGATAAACCCATCCGGAGCCCGCGCCCGCACAGCGTCGCGCTCCGAACCCCCTTCGCTTGTGCGGCGAAGGGCTATCCCCCCGCTGCTTTCGAGCGCGGGACGCGGCCTGGGGCAGAAGATGCCCTGGGCCGCTTAATTTTACCCAGACGACCAAGAGATAATCCGACAGAGCCGTGAGGGCCGGGGTGCGCCCTGATACCCCTCCGTCAGAGCTCCGGACCTTGAGGAAATGGGCAGCAAGAACCCAACCCTCATCGAAAGAACCAACTAAGTGAATAGCAATCCTTCACGTCCGGGTCTCCGCGAAGGCGGCACGGACGCGCTCGAGCTCTTCCTGAGCACGCGCGGCCAAGAGGTGCTGACCGCTTATGGCGCTGAGCTCAAGGTGGCAGGAACGATCCTGTCGCAGAGCCTCAAGGGCGCCAAGGACGCCAAGTTTATGGCGTTCTGGAACGCGGACGTTCAGTATCACACCCCCGGTGTTGAGATCACCGGCGGCCAGGTTGCGTCGCAGGACGTGACCGTCTCTCCGGATCAGAAGCTCATCAGCTCGGTCTTCGTCTCGGACGAGGACGAGGCGCTCTTCGATCTCGACGTGCGCTCGCCTTACACCGACGCGATGGGCCGCGCGATGGCGGAACACTACGACGCCAACGTCGCCCGCATGATCGTCAAGTCGTCCCGCCAGGGTGCACTCTTCGCGGGTGACTCGGGCGGCTCCGCGCTGACGAACGCTGCGTTCGCCACGACCGCCACCACGCTCTTCGACGGCATCAGCCAGGCGAAAGAGACGATGGACGGCAAGAAGGTCCCGGTGAACTCGCAGCCTGTTCGGGCGATCCTCCCGACGGCACAGTGGTATCTGCTCGCGCGTAGCGACAAGAACCTGAACCGCGACTTCAACGGCGGCGTGGCCAACATCCAGAAGCACACGCTGACGACCATCGACGACATCGAGGTCATCAAGTCGAACAACCTGAACAGCGTGTTCGGGGCGAACGATAGCGCCAACGCGGCCATCCCGTCGGCGTATCGCATCGACCTGACCAACACGCGCGGCGCGGTCTACACCCCGTATGCCGCGGCGACCGCTGTCGTGTTCGACCTGGGCTTCCAGTTCGTCCCGCAGCCGGAGAAGCAGGGCAACCTCCTGATCTCCCGCCGCATGGTCGGCACCCGCCCGCTTCGGTCGAAGACCGCCGTCGAACTCAAGATCGCCTAAGGAAGGAACGAACCAATGGCACAAGTCACCTCGTTCCGTAGCGACAAGAACAACGGCATCTCGACCGCCATGCACCACATTCAGCGCGTGCTGAGCGTGGTCAACGGCTCGGCCGCGAGCGGCGATAACATTGAGGTCTGGGGCCAGGCTCCAGGCCGCAAGGGCCGCATCCACAAGGTAATCGTCCGGACGTCCGGATCGCTCGGCGCGAGCTGTGTGGTCACCCCGCAGATCAACGTCAGCGGCACCCGCACGGCAGTTGCCGGCGGCACGACCGCGGGCTCGGCCAGTAAAGTCGAGTCTGACGCGGACAGCGATGTCCCGTTCGACCTGAGCGGAGGCGAAGTCCTTGAACTCGCCGTGAGCGGCGCCGGCATCGGCGCCACCGCGACGATCACCGTCGACATCTACGAGTCGGCGCGTCCGTAACGGAACCCAAGAGGGGGCCGGGCCTAACCCGGCTCGGTCCCCTTTTTTGCCCCCTAAGGAGCCCCTCCTGTGAACCTCCTGTCCCCCATGACCGACCTCGAAGCGGTCAACCGGATGCTGGCCAGCATCGGCGGCTCCCCCGTGAACACCCTCGAGGTCCCCGGAGTGGGCGACGTAGCGGACGCCAAGCGGCAGCTCAATGAAGCGCTGCGCGACGTGCAAAGCGTCGGCTATAGTTGGAACACCGACTACGGCTTCTCCCTAACCCCCGACCCGGTGACTGGAGCAATCTTGCTCCCCGAAGGCGTCCTCGACATCGACGCCTCCGACGGGACCCTCTCTATTGTCGTGCGACAGCACCCGACGCTGGACCAGCTCGCGCTATACGACGCCGACAATCATACCTTCGACTTCAGCACGACCTTCAGCGCGGATAACCCGCTAACGGTCGACGTCATCTGGGGCTTCCCGTTTAATCATCTGCCCCAGGCCGCGCGGACCTACATCGCGACGGCCGCGGCCCGACGCTTCCAGGCGCAGAAGGTGAACTCTCCGATCCTCGACCGCTTCGATGAGATGGACGAGGCCCGCGCGTTCCTACTGCTCCAGCGATACGAGCGCCGCTCGCGCGACACCAACAGTTTCCGGCGCTCCGCGTCCCTCCAGAAGTGGACCGGACGGAGAGCCCTCGGCTAAATTAAGGAGACCGCTGTGGCGCTCATTACGCGCACGCTGCCGGCTATTCTAAACGGAGTAAGCCAGCAGCCGGCGATCCTCCGCTCCTCCGATCAGACTGAAGACGAACTCAACACCTGGAGCAAGATTGCGGAAGGCGTCTCTCGCCGCCCGCCAACCCAGGTAGTCAGCAAGATCGCCGGTCTATCGGTCAGCCCAAACGTGTCGATCCACCACATCAACCGCGACATCAATGAGCGGTATCTGGTGTTGATCCAGCAGGGCAGCATCCGCGTCTTTGACGAAACCACTGGCGCGGAGAAGACCGTGAACGCCCCCGACGGCTTCGGCTATCTCGACCAAGATGCAGACGTTTACCGCGCCTCGTCCATCGCCGATTACACCTTCATCGTTAACCCGACGAAGACGGTTCAGCTCCTCGCCGCTGGGCAGGACACGGTCGACGTCCCCACGCACTACCGCTTCCCTGGCGGCAACTCACCGCAAGGGATCGTTCGCCTAACCGCGATCCTCCTGGCCTCTCAGGCCGCGCAGTATGCCAAGAACCGGACGCCCGGAACCTTCACGGCGACCGTAAAGTCGCCCGATAAGCTGCCCGATCCGGTCTGTAATGGCTGCATTTATCGGGTCCTCGGCAGCAACGACACCGCCTTTGTCTCTTACTACGTGCAAGGCGACGGGTCGGTCTGGAACGAGACGGTCAAGCCCGGACTCCAGAACCGCATCGACGAAACCACCATGCCGTGGGCGCTGGTTCGCGAAAGCGACGGAACCTTCACCTTCGCGCCCTTCTCTTGGGCGCCGCGTCGGGTCGGCGATGAAGACACCAATCCGCTCCCGCCGTTCATCGGCCGGACGATCCGCGACGTCTTCTTCTACCAGAACCGTCTAGGGTTCGTGGTCGACACGGGCGTCGTGTTCTCTGGTGCTGGCGACTACGGAGACTTCTGGCGCCGCACGGTGCTCGACTACATCGACTCCGACTCCCTTTCGGCGGACGCTGCGACCACAGACGTGGCCGTCATCGACTACGCTCTCCCGTTCTCGGACGGGGTGATGCTCTTCTCGCGGCAGAAGCAATTTGCTCTCACCAATGGTGACAGCGGCCTCAGCGCTCACAGCATCGCCATTACTCCGGTCACCAATTACGTGATGGCCCAGGGAGTTCGGCCAACGCCAATGGGCAGCCAAGTCCACTTCCTGTCGGACGCCCGCGGCTTCGTCTCCGTCCAGGAGTATAGCCGCTTGAGCGGGTCTAACCCCACGGAAGCGGCGGACATCACCGCCCACGTGCCCCATCTGATCCCCAAAGGTGCCTCTCAGCTTGTCCCTCTAGCGGACCTCGGAGCCCTTGCGGTGGTCCTTCGAGGCACTCCTAAGGTCTTCGTCTATCAATTCTTCTGGGACTCCGACAAGAAGCTCCAGAGCGCATGGCGCCCCTGGAACCTTGGCAACGGCAACGTCATCACCGGGGCTTACGAGAGCGGCGCCTTATGGCTCCTGATGGAGCGCCCTGACGGGACCTACCTGGAGAAGATTGACCTCCAGCCGTCCGGGCTCAGCTCGGGCCAAGATCACATGATCTTCCTGGACCGGCAGACGGCCCTGACGGGCGTCTACGACGTCCCCACCGACACCACGACGTTCGACCTCGGCTACCCTCCGGACCCCGAGACGTTCCAGCTCGTCCGCGGATCGGCGTCTCCGACCCCGGAGAGTATCATCAATCCGTCGAGCTATGTCATTTCCGGGACTACGGTCACCGTGCCGGGCAATGAGACCGGCTACACGGTCACCGGCGGGCAGCTCTATACGACCAAGCTGGTCTTCTCTCAGCAGTTCCCTCTGGATTGGCAGAACCGGCCGCTCACGTCCGGCCGCCTTCAGCTCCATAGCCTGACGGTCAACGTCACCGACACTGCGTATCTGCGGGCGGAGGTCTATCCCTACGGAGCCCCGGCTCAAGCCCTCGAGGCTGGCCTTAAGCATGTCACGGAGTTCTCCCCGCGGGTTCTTTGGAGCCCCGCCTCGGCGCTTGGCCAGAAGGCTTACGCCACGGGACCGTTCACCTTTTCGGTGGGGGGAGAGTCCAAGGTCGCAAGGATCGAGCTCATCAACGATACGGCTTTCGACAGCACCCTCACCTCCGCGGAGTGGGAGGGGCTTTTCTTCTCGCGGGCTCAGTAACATGGCGCGCTATGGAACCCGCCCTAAGGCGGAGTGGGATGACGACGTTCCGCTGCTTCCATCCTTGGATGTTCCCGAGCACGAGCCGGCCTGGACCGGGCTCGTCGACGCTAAGGGGGAGCCGATCTTTCGCTACCCTAGGCCCGTCGGATTTGGCCGCGACAAGGAGTGGGCATGACAGCCCGCGCCATCAATACCGCAACCCTCGACGAGGACACCGTCCGGGAAAGCCTCGAGCATATCGCGGCCAACCTCCGGCCGGCCGACCTCGCCGAGGTGCGCGCTACGGTCGGCGATGGGGACCCCTTCTGGCCTCTGTTTGAGTCCTGGGAGAAGTCCACCGCAAGCTGGCTGATCGTGGACGAAACCGGGCTCCCTATCGGGGTCTTCGGGGTTGCCCCCCACGTCGCCATGAAGGTCGGCATCGCGTGGCTTCTCGGGACCCCCGACATCGAAGCCGCGGCTCTCTCAGTGGCCCGCCAGACGCGCCGCTACGTGCGCGAGATGCAGGACATCTACCCGATCCTGTGGGCCAACGTGGATGCCCGCAATGAGCTCTCCACCAACTGGCTCTTCTGGGCCGGGTTCAACATGATCGACGCTGATCCGAACTTTGGGCCGGAGGAGCGTCTGTTCCTCCAGTTCTTAAGGACCGCCTAATGTGCCTTCCCGCGGCAATCGCCATTCCGATTGCGCTCGCGGCCGCGACCACTGCGGTCGGGGTCATCGGGCAGATACAGTCTGCCAACGCGGCCAACGCCGCGATCAAGCAACAGTATAAGGCGGCCGCCAAAGAGGTCGATCAGAAGACCTCTCAGGAGATCACGGATCGTCTGCGTCAAGCCCGCCGAGAGATGGGCCGTATCCTAGTTGCTGCCGGCGAGTCCGGCCTCAGCCTGGAGAGCGGCGCCGTGAAGGCGCTGGAGTCTGACGCGGCCATGCAGGCGTCACTGGCCAACGAAACGTCCCTCGCGAACCGCGAGTCCCGCAAGGAGGCCCTTAGGGCGGACGCGGACTCCAAGATGGTTTCGAAGCCGACGCTCCTCGGAGCCGGCCTCCAGATTGCCCTCTCAGGAGCCGCTGCGGCCGCCAACGCGGGAGCCTTTAAGGGCAGCTCGGGAAGCAAGGAGGCCCACTAATGGCGTTTGATCTCTCGAAGATCGAGCCGCGCAGGGACTCCGTTCCGGACCCCACGTTCCGCCGCGAGACCACGATGCCGCGGCAGGACACCGACCGGCCCGAGCTCGAGGTGAACCGCCGCATCACGCGGCCGGACACAAGCGGCGTCGAGCAGCTTCAGAAAATCTTGGGCCTGGCCAACGACGTCGGGCAGGAGATATTCAAGCAGGATCAGGAGCGCCGGGATAACCGGGACGCTGCGGACGCTATGCTCGACTTCGGCTCAGGCCAGAAGAACGATCAGCGCTTCGCCAAGTCCCGCGCCTACCGTGATGCCTGGCAGTTCCAGGGCGCCAAGACCCTGGCCATCAATATCGGGAATGAAGCGACCGCGGCGGTTACCGCCCGGCTCAACGATAGCGACCACCCGGCGACCCTCGAGGACATCGACGGCGCCATTGAGGGCATCTTCCAGAAGCACGTGATGGGTCCGGACGGCAAGCCGCTGGACTTCGGCACGCCGGAAGCGAAGCGCGTCCTCATCAACTCGCTCAACGAGATCAGGTCGAACCTTCTCCCGCAGGCCCAGGCCGCGATCAAGAAGCAGACCGACGAGCGTCTGCTCGGCACGGTCGTTGAGAACAAGGTCTATGAGTTCTACCGCGGCGCCCCCGTCGGTGCCGCTCGGGATACCCTCGGTCCCATCCAGGACCCCCTAGCGCCCCTTCCCGACGCCCAGGTGGTCCCCACGAGAACCGTCTACGCACCCAGCACGTCTTCTCGCTACTATTCACCTGGCGGCGTTGTGGAGCCCTTCTCGGGCTTCAAGGGCGCGAAGCCGAGTTCCGGTCTGGGAGCGGCTCGCGAAGGCGGCTCCCGCCACAATGGCGAGGACTTCCCGGTCCCCTCCGGAACACCCATCGCGGCCCCCATGTTTGGGAAGGTCGTCAAGGCGTTCACCAACGCCCGCGGCGGAAACCAGGTCATCATGGAGATGGCCAACGGAGCTCGCGTCGGGTTCGCCCACCTGAGCAGGATCGACGTCAAGGAAGGCGAGACAGTAAACGCCGGGCAGCCTCTCGGGCTCTCCGGCAACACCGGCCACACCACCGGCCCGCACGTCCACATGACGGTCACCGTCGACGGCAAGAAGGTCTCGCCGAGTCAATACTTCGCTCAGGCGAAGTTCGGGCATGGCGGCAGTCTGCCGGCTGGTCCGGCTCCGGTAACCACCGGGGACGAGCCGGTGCTCGCCTCGGCTCCGCCGCCGGAAGCCCCCGCTGCACTCGCGCCTTTCGATTTTGAAGGGGCGATGCACGAGGTTCCGACGAGCATCGACCGAAAGACGGCCAAGAATTACATCCTTCAGTCGCTCATCAACACGGCGAACCAGAAGGGCGACATCGGGCTCCTGAAGGGGCTCGAGGACAGCCACCGTGGAGACGGGACTCCGTCCTTCACCCCCGACGAGATCGCTACGATCCTCCAGGCTCGCGACACGATCTCGAATAAGGTGCGGATCGAGGCCGAGCAACAGCGCCAAGCCATGTGGGAGAAGAACCACAATGCTGTTATTGATGCGGTCCTCAGCGACAAGCCGCCGTCAATCGGATGGCTTCGTCAGCAAGCCCACGCAGGGCTCCTCGATCCCGACTTCGCCTTCACGCTAGAGAACCACTTCGAGAGCGAGGCGCGGTCGCAGCGGGCGGAAGCTCGCGCCGAGACCCGCGAAGCCCTTGCTGAAGCTAACGCCGAGCTGGACGCCGACGCGGCGGGCATGATCGCCCTTCGCCAAGCGGGCCAGGTCGACGGAGCTTCGGCTCAGAGCGATCTAGCGCTCCTTAACAGCGGCCGTCTAGGACAGGGCAAGCGTGCCCTTATGCGGTTCAAGCAGCTCCGCGCAGCGGCCCGACAGGGCGAGCAGGAGAACCTTCGGAACCCTGAGGTGGCGCTCTACGCCGGGCAGCTCAAGCAGAAGTTCGGCAAAGCCCCCACCAACATCTTGGAGAAGAGTCTCCAGGGGGGCGGCATCAACTTCTACGGCATGATCGCCTGGTATCGCAGCAAGGTCGCGTCCGGCTCTCGCCCGGAGGACGCCTACTACGAGACCATCCAGAAGTTCGCCCCGAAGAGCCCGGATGCCGTGGAAGCACGGCGCCGGCGCATCGGCCAGCTTCAGGCCAAGCGGCTTGGGGCCGGCATCTAATCGGAGAACCCAATGGCATTGACCCCGGCAGAACAGCAGGAGCTGGATCAGCTCCAGGCTGAAGAGCGGGCGTATGACGACGAGCACAAAGGTCTCGAGGCGGTCGATAAGGTCGACGCGCAGCGGACCCGCACGTCCGCAACGCGCCCGTTCTCGCTCTATCGGGCAACCGTCGGGGCTGTTCGCGATGCCGCCCAGAACGTCTTTGACTTTGTCGAGGACGCGGGCGACGAGCTCCAGCGCCGCGCCCCGCTCCCGGTAATCCGCTTCGGCCACGATGCCAGCAATGGCCTGGTCGATGTGGTAACGGGCAAAGAAGCCACGGAGTTCACCGACCGAACCCGGCAGACCCCCGAGCTCCCCACGCTGAAAGGCGAGGCGAACGCCGGGGCTGCCGAGCGCGTCACGCGCGCCATCGGCTCCTTCGTTGTCCCCTTCAGCCTCGTCGGGCGCACCCTCGGTCTCGCCAAGGGCGCCTCCTGGCTTGGCCGTGCGGGCAAGGCGATGGCCGCCGGCGCCGTGGTCGACGCCACTATGGACCCGAAGACGACCAATCTCGCGAACGTCATGCGGGATACCTTCGGGATCGACAATAAGACCCTCGACGAGCTCGCCTCGGAGGACGACGATAACCGCCTGGTGGCCCGCTTCAAGGCGGCCGCGGTAAACGCTCCCCTATCGCTCCTGACGGACGCGGTGTTTGAGGCGGGGCTGCGCGGAGTGCGGGCCTACCGGGCCTGGCGCGGGTCACTTTCTGAGGCCGATGCGGCCGTTAGGGCTGTCCGCGAAGAGCTCCCGGTTAAAGCTCCTCAGGAGCCCGTAGAGGAGTCCTTCGGGGGCTCCGCTACCTCGGCACCTAAGGCCGCCTCAAAGGCCGCTGAGGGTGCCTCTACGGGCGCTCCAGAGGACATTGAGGGCGCCTTTGAGTTCCTCCGTCGGAAAGTCGGAGAAGGGGCGAGCGACGAAGAGGTTGCAGACATCGCGGAGCGGCTCACCCGCCGCCCGGATGAAGCGCTCTCCGCCAGCGGCATCAACCCGCTCAAGGTCGACTTCAGCGCCCTCGACGACCCCAACCTCCTCGGTCGCCTCCATGCGGGGCTTCAAGAGGTCTACGAAGGGATCGCCCAGCGCCTCGGACGCACCGGGATCACCGTCACCGAACAGATGACCGCCCGCGCCGCGCGCGTCATGGCGACCTCCGCGGATGTCCTTAAGGACCTCTACGGCCACACGGCGAACCTCGACTCTATCATGTATGCGTCCCAGACCGTCGTCGGGGCGCACGCCCAGAAGCTCATGGGCCTCGCCGAACGCGCCATCCAGGCGGCCAAGACAGGCGGCCCGGAAGCCGAACAGGCGTGGATGGATTTCCTCGAAGCGTTCCATCGCCATGCTTACTTCCTCGGAGCCCTCCGCGGCGCCGGGTCGGAAGTCGGACGGGCTCTTCGGTCGCTACAGATGGTCCAGAAGATCGGCAAGAAGACGGCCGGGCGGGGCCTCAAGGAAGCCGTCGATAACGCAGCGAAAGCCGACAAAGGCGCCGCTGCCTCACGCGAGCTGGCCGCAATGGCGACCGATCAGGTCTCCAAGATGGCGGACCCGGCGGAGCGCATCCTATTCCTAGGGAAGCTGATAGACAGCGGCGGGGACGTCGGGGACCTTTCCCGGTTCGTCCGCGCCACGTCGGGCTCGACCCTCAGGCGCCTCGATGCGTCCACCGGCGAGCTCCGCGGTAATCTCTTTGCCGCCATCACGGGCGTCACCAACGCTCTCTCTACCCTCACTATCGTTGGCCTTCGCGGCACTTCGATGGGCCTGGCCGCGCTCAAGGCTATGGCTATGTCCCCGCTAGGGAAGACCTATTCCCAGGCGGCGCGTGTCCAGAACCTTGTGACCTGGGCCTACGTGGACGGAACCCTAGGCGCCTGGCGAGATGCCTGGCGCAACACCCTGTCGCTCCTAGAGCGCGAGGGAATGGAGGAAGTCGTCCTAAATGCCGAAGGCTGGGGAGCCAAAGGGCTTGCCACCAAGGCCGCCACACTGGCCGACGAAGGCCGACGGGGCGTTAAGGGGAACTTCGAGCGCGTCGACATCAGCAGCCGAACTCGCGCGCTGGCGCTGACTGAAGCTGATATGAGTTACCTTCGGGAAGCCATCGGGCAGTGGAACACACCCGCCCTGATGCAGCACTCGATGACGTGGCTCCTCAAAGCCGCCAGGCCGGCGATCAACGCCTTCGGGTCGCTCTCGCGGCTCGGCACGATCCTGTTCGTGAATGGCGCGGATCAGCTCATGGGCACCGTCGCGGCACGCGCGGGAGCCCAAGCGGAAGCCATGCGGATCGCGGCTCACGAGGCCGCGGAGCTTCAGCTCGAGGGTAAGGCTCTCGGGCAATACATGAAGGCCCGCATGGTCCAGCTCACGGAGACGGTCGACGGCTTCGCCGATGACGCCTACTCCGCTGGACAACGTCAGGCCGCCCTTGCGGCCGGCGAAGTGGAAGCCCGCGGGGCGCTGTTCCAGGACGACCTGGAGTTCGGCGGCCTCCGCTATCTAGTCGGGGCCGCGACGCGGACCCCCATGCTCCACCTGTTCGTCCCCTTCGTGAAGACCCCGCTCCGCATCCTGGAGCGCACGGCTCTGGACTACACCCCCCTCGGTCTCCTTAAGGACCGCGTTAGGGCGGACATCCTGGCCGGCGGTGCTCGCAGGGACGAGGCGCTGGCGCGTATCGGCCTGGGCATGACGATGGTCTACACCGCCTTCTCCCTTGCGGAGGAGCGGGGGATTGTCGGCCTTGACGGCGACTACTCGAGCTCAGCCCGTCTCAGCCGCCCCAGCTACTCGCTGAGGCTTGGCGACGACCAGATTGAGTTCAAGCGGTTCGATCCGGTTGGCACGCTTCTGGGCTGGGGTGCGGACCTCCGCGCCTATCTAGATCACGAAGCGGACATCCCGCCGGAGCAGCGGCCCTCAACACCGGAGCAGATAATCGAGGCGGCCGTCTTTGCCACCCAGGCAAACGTCCTCTCGAAGACCTGGCTCACCTCCCTTCGGGACCTTGTCCAGCTCGCGTCTGACGTGAAGCAGGGCCAGAGCGCCGACGGTTGGGCGCGGTATCTCCAGAGCTTTGCCACCCGCTTCGTGCCCGCTTCGGGCATCCAGCGGTCCCTTGGGCAGGGCTTTGCAGGAGTTGATCGGGAAGCCGCTGGGTTCATCGAAGGGCTCCTGAAGCAGTCCTTCGGGTCTGCCAAGCTGCCCATCAAACGGGACCCGCTCCTTGGTCGTCCCGTTCCCATCGAGAGTGGGCAGCGCCTATTCGGCCTCAAGGCCGGCCCCGGCGCTTCCGATGTAGACTCTCCGTTGCTCGCCGAACTCGAGCGCCTGAGCTTCGACATCGGCAAGCCGTCGCACTCGCTCTACGGCGTCAGGCTGAACTCTGCGCAGTATAGCCGGTTCCTCGAGCTCCGCGGCCAAGTGGTCACTGATCCTCGCACGGGAATGACGCTAGAAGGCGCCCTCAAGGCGGTCATCGGCCTTCCCGAATACAAGGCCCTCCCGCGCGCCGGGAAGGTCCAGGCGATCCGGGATGTGATGAACGGCTATTCCCAACAGGCCAGCATCCGCCTGATCCAGGAAGATCACGAGTTGGCCCGCCAGATCGGGACCAAGCAAGTGTTCGACCAGGGGCTCCTCACGGGGGCCTCACAGGGAGAGATCGACCGGCAGACGGAAGAGCTGTTCAAGCAGCTTGGTCTCACGGGCGACGACCAGACGAACCTCGACGAACAATAAACCGGGGGCGCCTTCGGGCGCCTCCACAACCCCCAACGAGAGCGGCCGAGCCGCCACCGGGAACTTTCATGTATCAGCCTATTACTGGCACCGGGAACGGCACGGCCCCGGTTGTTAATCTGACGTGGCCCTTCCTTGACCAGGACCACGTGCTTGCGACGATTGGCGGGGTTCCGGCGTCCCTCCTCTGGACGGGGCCGGCTCAGGTCACCTTTGGCGCGGCTGTCACGGCCGGGGTCGCCTGGGAGGTCTCACGGAAAACCCCAACGGACCCGCTGGTCGACTTCACGGACGGCAGCGTCCTCACTGAAGCGGACCTCGATCTCGCCCACCGTCAGCACCAATATATCGAGGAAGAGCTCCGCTATAACCTCGATAACACGCCGTCCCTCGGCGGCCTCGCGGAAACCATTCGGGACACCGTAGCGGCCACCTTGATCGGCGGCCCCAACGTCACCATCACGCCGAACGACGGCGCCGACACAATCACCATTTCCGCCGCAGGCGGGGGCGGTGGAGGCGGCGGAAGCCTCGGCGACGGCGACTATGGCGACGTTGCGATCTCCGGCGGGGCCATGGTCTTCACCGTGCAATCCCTAGGAGCGGTCCCCTTTGGCTACTTCGCCACCGGGACCGATGCCGCGAACCTCACCGGCACGGTCGCCCTAGCGCGGCTACCAGCCATCGCTGACGGCTCCTTCCTCGGGAACATAAGCGGCGGCGCGGCGAGCCCCGCAGTGCTCACGGGAGCACAGGTTACGAGCCACTTGAGTGTCTTTAGCGACACTGACCAGGGAGTCGTTCCGGCTTCTGGCGGAGGAACGGTGAAGTTTCTCCGAGCTGACGGTTCGTGGGCATCCCCGCCGGCCAACGGCTCTTATCAGGTCCAGTCGATAGCCTCTGCGGCCACGGTCACGCCCACCTTCTCAGATGACCAAGTTAACATCACGGCTCAGGCTGTGAACCTGACTCTGGCGAACCCCACGGGAACCGCCACCGAGAGGGGCCTGGTCATCCGGATCAAGGATAACGGGACCTCCCGGACCATCACCTACGGAACTCAGTATCGCGCGATTGGAGAGACCCTCCCGACGGCGACTGTTCCCGGCAAAGTCCTCTATCTCGGGCTGCTCTACAATGCCGCCGCGGCGAAGTGGGACGTCATCGCTGTGGCGCAGGAAACATAAAAAATGCGCCCGATTGACGTCTTGAAGACTCGGAAGCCCATCAAGTTCAACGTAAGCTTTACCCCGAGTTCCAGCACCTCGAGCGGAGTCACCTCTTCGGTTACGGTGCCGGTTACGGCCAGCGCTATCGTGACAAACGGCTCCGCCAGGGGAAGCCCGTCGTTCGCGTGGTCTATCCCTGATCCTCCGACTGAGGGAACAGCCAGCATCACCTCTGGAGCGGCCTCAGCGACGGCTCAGCTCAAGGTTCAGGCGGGGCTCCACGACGAGCCGGTTACGGCTCAGTTCCAATGCGCCGTGACCATAAACGGCATCACCCGCAGCGCCCTCGTCAGCATCACCTACACATGGACGACCTAACATGACGCTCCGCGACACGATCTTGAACGCGGTGGCGGGGACCGTCGTCCTCGCCGCGGGCGGCACTATCGTCGGGCTACGAGTTTCCGATGCGCTTCAGAACGAACGCATCGAGCGCCTCGAGAGCCTCAATGACTCCGTCGACGGACTCCGATCCGACCTCCAGCGGGTCGACCGAAAACTAGAACGCCTCGATGGCCAACTTCAGGGAGAGCACGTTGTCCCGCGCGACCGATCAAGCCCTTGACGCGCTCCACTCGCTCATCGCCGAGGGCCTCACCGAGGACCTCCGGCGCAACCTTGAGAACGCCCGAAAGCCCAAGACGATAGTCGTCGAGGGGAAAGCAGCGGCCAACCCCGAATGGGAGCCACTGTCCCCCAAGACCCTCGCGGTGGCCATCAAGTTCCTCAAGGATAACGGCATCGACGCCCCGGCGTCTGCCACTCGATTTAACGGGATCGTGGACGAGCTTCGGAAGCTCAATGTCGATGATCCGCAGCTCATGGCGAACTAATCCCAACATGAAGATCACCCAAGTAAACGTGGGCACCGCGTCCCACCCGGCGTCGATCCGCGACAGCGACGGAACCGCTCTTCTGCCCATCCAGGCACAGGTTGCGTCGGGCACGCCCACCTTCCGCGTGCTCGGTCGGGTAAGCCCCGATGCGCCGTGGGTAGAGGTCATTGCGCCCGGCACCGCGGACTTCCTTCAGTCCATCTCCTGGGTCCCGTTCGTCCAGCTCGAGATCACCTCGGGCACCGGCACGGTCAACCTCTGGATCGCTGAGAAGTAATCGGTGTCCGCCGTCCTGAAGGGGCGGCTCCAAGGGTGGGTCCTAAAGCGTTCGTCGGTTCTGGCCGGCCTCCTGAGCAGCGCGAGTTTGCTGCCGGGCGGAGCTGCTCCTCCGCCGACGGCCCCCACCAACTTGGCCCCTCCTTCTATCTCGGGAACCGCCGCTCAGGGTAACACTCTGACGGTCGTTCCGGGATCGTGGTCTGGCAACCCGATCCCATCAATTGCCCGGCTGTGGAAGCGCGATGGCGTGTCCACAGGCCAGACAGGGCTAACCTATGGACTCACCTTAGCGGACGTCGGGGCCGCCATAACGGTGACCGAAACCGCGACGAACTCTCAGGGAAGTGCAAACGCAACCTCGAGCGGTGTCGGCCCGGTCGCTGGCGACTCTATCACCCCGATCCTGTCTAACCTTTCCAGCGGCTGGACAGCAGGCCAGAACCCTCCGGATTGGGACACCCAACTCCCGAATTACGTCATCTATGATAGCGGCGCCGGGACGGGCAGCGAAGTCCGAGCTGTCTGGCGCTTCAACGGCGGAGCCTGGAACACCGAAGATTGGCAAGGCGTGGACACTGAAGTCTACACCGAACACTTCATTTGGTCCTTGCTCAACGCAGCCAATCTAGCGGCCGGCGGGTCTTTTGAAGTTTACGTCGAACATGTAATCGACCGCGGGCTGCCATCACAAAGTGGCCCCTTCGCCTCTAACCACTGGACTGACACTCTCAACTCTCTCGGAGTGGGTTCCGTCCAGCGCGGGATCATCAGCAGCGAAGTTGGGTTTGGCGTTGGGCCGGTAAACCTTGGCACGATTGCCATTTCCGGCAATTCAAAGATTGTTCTTTCGCTCCGGTTCATCCCCAACGGGGCTCAGTCGGTCTCTGGCATTTCAGCCAACAGCGGAACGGTTGTCTTTACGCGTGACGCGGGAAGCCCAGCGACCGCGAAGGCTCAGCTCTGGTATGCCGACGTAGGAAACATCACGAGCCTGACGAACCTGACTGTCACCCTGTCAGGGTCTACCCAGGTCATGACCACGGCCATCGAAGAGCTGTTCAATGCAGCCGCCGGCGGCCCCGCCTCCACCTTCTACCGAAATGAAGTCTTTATGAGCGGCAGCGGGCCATTCAACGTCGATGGCGGCGTGGCCTGCCCGGCGAACGGGATAAGCCTGTTCTTCTGCACAGCCAACGCAGCGCTCGGCTTCACAGGGGCTACTCGAGACGCAGTTCAGTCCACCGCAGATAGCACCGGCCAGAAGGGAGCGATTGCTCACGCCTTCGCCACCGGCACTGTCACTGTTTCCGGAGCCTCGAACACGGCGATGACCACGGTCACGTCCGCATGGAACCACGCATGATCCGACGCATCCTTTCCTTTCTCGCTTTTCTGGCTTTCGCCAATGCGGCGTTTGCCCAGGCGTGGGGGCCTGACGGGCAGCAGCCACGCAACTGGATCGCTACTCCGAATAACCCCGCGAACGGGACGGTTGCGGCCGACGCCTACGAACCGGCTGCACCAACAGAGAGCATTGTCGACACCGATTGGTTAGTTCCAGCCAATCTCGCGAACTACCTGACCAACCCAGGATCGCAGCGCAAGGCTCGCTTCCTCTGCCGGCCGAGCACGGCGCACCAGGTCGATCCTATCTTGGGCCTTGGGCTCAACCCATTCGGCCACCGCCACCAGGGCATTGGAAACGCTGGCTGGAACGAAAACAGCACCTTCTCGACATTGCGAGCCAGCCCATCGTCAACATGCGCTGGCGGGCCGCTTAACGGGACGATCTATTGGGAAGCGGAGCTCCTGAAGGACCTCGCTACAGGCGTCACGGTAGGTATTCCGCCTTACGTTTCGACGTTCTATTATCTCAGTAACCTTCGACAAGACCCGATAGAGCTGACGTGGCTCCGCCGCAACTTCGGCTTCATCGGAGGCGCCAACCCTTCTGACTATAACGATACTACCCGCCGCAACGAACTCACGGCAGCGGGGATGGTATATTACGGTAGCCCCGAAACGCCCGCCGGGTTCAAAGGATGGCAGTGCTATCGCGGAAGCGACGGTGCAATCCAGACCGTCACCCGCGTTGCTTCGCAAATGAAGTCCGATACGGGCTCTGCGATCCCCACCTATTCTCGCCACTTACGGGCTCCTGACGGGAGCGACCCGTGGGGCGGAACTTGCACGGGATCGGCTGCTCAGCCGGGCTTTATTCTGCTCGAGTTAGAAGCTCCGAACTGTTGGGATGGCCACAATTTACGGTCTCCAGACGGCCGCGGCCACGTTGCTTATTGGACTCGCACACCTGATAGCGCGCACGTTCGCCTCTGCCCGAATAATTGGGTTAAGGTTCCGCAGCTCACTGCGAAGGTCGAGTTCCATCACGCCGGGTTCTCAGATTACGGAACATGGTATCTGAGCTCAGATAGGATGAACTCGCCCGGAACGGCGGGGGACCCGACGAGCCTCGATCCTTGCCGCCAAACCGGGCCTTACTTCTGTAACGGCTCGACTGCTCACTTCGACTGGATTTATGGCTGGAAGCCCTCGATCATCGACACCTGGCAACGCGAATGTCTCGGTATCTCGGTGCGCGGAGTTGCGCCGACGAACGGGCCGGCAGAGTGTGACAGCGGCACGATCAGTCACGATTATGCCCTCGCCTCTGGAGGCACCTCTCCTAACTCGTCGCTAACCGGGGGGTGTTCAATCGTTGCCGGCTGCGTCAGCAGCTACACGCCTGGAGACCCTAATCGTTACAACCCGGTTCCCGCGGGCACCCATGCCACTGGACACTTCTCCAATCATTAACGGCGGGTATTGCGTCTAAGACTCAACTGTCGTTATGATCGACGGATGCACGGACGGACTACCCGAACCGATCTCCACGAGAGCACGCCCGCCTTCTGCGACTATTCCGAACTGCTGCCCAGACCTAGCCTGTTGAGGGCTTTTTGGGCAGCAGTTAGCCAACTGTTCGCAGGATCAAAGAACTGAGCCCGCAGCGGCTCACAAGCGCCGCATAGTCGCTCGTAAAGTTCCCTATCCCCTGAGATTACACGGAGCGCATCGACATATTGGTCGATGTTCTCTGGCTCTACCTCGAGGGCGGCCGGGCGGAGGTATTCGAGCGCCGGGCAGACCGCTGAAGTAATTAGGGGCCGGCCGCTGAGGATGGCTTCAGCACAGGTCATTTCAAAGCCAGCCTCGCAGTCCGCACGTGTCGGGACCAGCGCTACATGCGCCTGGCTGACTGCGGCCTGAAGGCGGCGGCGATCACAAAAACCCAAAAAGGTGACGTTGGGGGGTGCCAGTTTCCGGGCTTTTTCCAGCGCACCGCCATCCCCGCAGACATCGAACTGGAACTCAGGGCAGCGACGGGCAATCTCCAGAACGTCGAAGATACCCTTGTTCTCCTCGATGCGCGCGGCGAATATGATCCGGAATGGCCTCGACCACACCGGCTTGGCGATCCCCGCGAACTGTTCAGGCTCCCATGTTGGAAGATGCAGGATCACCGCGGCGTCCGTGAGAGTGCGGACCTGACGTTCGATGGCACGGGACGTAGCGATTATGACCTTCGCCCGCCTCAGCGCCGCGCGGTTGAGCCGAAGCAAAAGGCGCCACCCGCGGCTTACCCGGCTAGGCCATAACACGGCATGGTAGGACGGTAAGAACTCGGTCCTTAACGGCAGGAGCGTCCACCAATAATTTTGGTTGCCGGTGAGGAACAACACGTCCGGCTTGAACCGCCACAGCGCCGGCAGAAGCCTAAGGTGCCACCATATTGTTAGCACATAATGCAGCAGTCCCGAATGGGGCGGTAATGGCCGATTGTCGAATGTTACGTTTCCAAGCGTCTGAAGAGCCCGCTCGCCGCTCCACGTGAACACTAGAGCCTCATGCTCCTTCGCCAGCTCTAGGAACTGCTTGAGATAATCCGTGCCGAAATAGGCTTGCTCCTGCCGGCCTAGCCATTGGCGATAGCTTGCCGGCCCATCCGCCGGCCCGGCGAGATACGCGATCCTCATGGTCGCCCTCTGTAACCAGCGCGTTTCCCCAAAGGAACCCCTATGGCCCCCCCGGAAACCCTCGAGGAAATCCTCAAGGGCTCCTTTCTGAAGTTCATCTGGTATGTCTGGACGAGAGTCCTCGACCTACCCGCCCCCACCCGAACTCAATACGACATCGCCCGCTACCTTGAGGGCGGCCCGAGGCTGCGCTTCATCGCGGCCTTCCGCGGCGTCGGCAAGACCTTCCTCACGGGCGCCTATATTGTGTGGCGCCTGTGGCGAGACCCGGACCTCAAGATCGGGGTGGTCTCGGCGAACGAGCGGTTCGCCGCGACGGTCGCCGCCTTTATCCACACCCTCATCAACGCCGAAGACATCGTCACTCGTGAAGCGGTTCCCTGGGCCGGGCTGAAGGCCCGCGGCACCCAGAAGAACAGCACCATGCAGTTCGATGTCGGCCCCGCGAAGCCCTCTAAGGACCCCTCAGTGTGGGCCGCAGGGATCGGCGGGCAGCTCACCGGCGGACGGTCGGACATCCTCCTCTTTGATGACGTAGAGGTCCCGAACAACTCGGAGACCGAAGGCCAGCGGGAGAAGCTGGTCGACCGCGTCGGCGAGGCTGCGGCACTCCGCAAGCCGGGAGGCGAGACGATCTATCTCGGCACCTTCCAAAGCATGGCGTCGATCTACCGCGGTCTGAAGGCAAAGGGCTACGCGATCCGGCTCTGGCCGGCGCGCTACCCGCTCCGCGGGAAGATGGAGCTCTATGAGCTCGACCTGGCGCCCATGCTCCAAGCGGACCTCCAGGAGAACCCCGCCCTCGCCGAGCCACGCTACGGCTCGAGCCTCGGCGGTGCCCCCACGGACCCCGCAAGGTTCGATACGGAGGACCTCATTGAGCGCGAGGTGGAGTGGGGCCTGGCTGGCTTCCAGCTCCAGTTCATGCTCGACACGAGTCTGACCGACCAGGAGAAGTTCCCGCTCAAGACGCGGGACCTGATCGTCACCGACGTCGACCCCAAGATGGCCCCTATCCATATCTCGTGGGGCTCGAGCGGGAAGCAGATGCTCCGCGATCTCGACAACGTCGGGTTCGACGGGGACCGCTTCTACAGCCCGCTCTACATCTCTGAGGAGTGGAAGCCCTACTCGGGCTCTCTCATGGAGATCGACCCCTCGGGCTCCGGCACCGACGAGACCGCCTACGCGATCACGCGCTTCCTGAACGGCCGCATCTTCCTGAAGAAGTGGGGAGGGTTCAAGGACGGCCACTCGGAAGCCACTATGGCCGCCCTAGCGGACCTTGCAGTCTCCTCAGAGGTCTCCCTGATCCGCGTCGAAGCGAACTTCGGGGACGGTATGTTCTCCCGGCTCCTCGAGACCCACCTCCGCCAGGCGGGCTACAAGGGTTCTGTAGAGGACCATAAGGTCACCGGAATGAAGGAGGCCCGGATCATCGGGACCCTTCAGCCAGTCCTACAGAACCACCGTTTGGTGGTCGACAGGGCCGTCATCGAGGCGGACCTTGAGGAGATCAAGCTGGCCGGCGAGCGGAAGCTCGGCAAGTTCGGCCTGATCGAGTTCTCCGGGCTCTACCAGCTCACCCATATGGCTAACCAGAGGGGTGCACTACGGAAGGACGACCGGGTAGACGTCCTAACCAACGCGGTTGCTTACTGGCTCGAGTATATGTCCCTGGACTCCGCGAAGGCGGAGGCGGACGAGACCCGGCGCCAGGATGAAGAGTTCGCCAGATTGGTTAAAGCCACCCAGCTAAAAGGTGCCAAGTTCGTTCCTGATCCGGTGCGGAAACCCCGCGGAGCCGGCCGGGCAACCCCCAGGCACCCCACACCAAAGGCCCTGAAGCGGGCGCTGAGAGGCGCCGGAGGGCTCACATGGAGACACTGATGCACGTCAACCATCCCGTGTTCTTGATCGTCGGTCTGGTCGTCGGGGCGCTCCTCTTCGGGGCCTACTCGGTTACCAACAACGATGCCACGGGAGAGGAAGGTCTCAGCAACGCAGTCTTTTCGCTGATCCTTCTGGGGGCCGCTGCGCTTATCGGCGGGGCCTATGCAGTCATTCACTTCCTGCTCTGGATGTTCGGCTGATGGCTGTGGAAGGATGGGGCGGAGGAAGGTGACCCCCGCCCTCCACCTCGCCGCCCTCGCTGCTCAGGAGCTCCGCAAGGCCGAGCTCAACGAGCAGTGGGGGCACATGGCGGACCTCATCGCTCTCCTTCAAGGAATGGGCGCAAGGGTGATGCGGGTCCCGGATACCCAATTCCGCTACCGGGCTGACTATCTAGTGCAGTTCAGGAAGGAGGATGCCCTCCCAGGCACCTTCTAGTGCCCCTAAGGATCACCTAAGGTTTCCCTCAGGTTCCCCTTAGGGGTTCCTTATGTAGTATTCTCCTTACACTACACATATATCTTACCCTATAATGTCTTCCCTAAGGTTACCCTCGGGTTCCCCATGATAGTGCGGCACAATGACACAGGTCTATCGGCCTGGTCGGGAGCCGCAGGCGGGCCTGGTCGCGGACCGGAGGGGTCCTTAGGGTGGTCTGGAAGGCTGCCGATGGGTATATAAGCCTGCCTGGCTCATTAGTATGCCTCCAGGAGCCCCTCAGACGGCCCTACAGCGCGTTTTCAGAGGCCTCCGCTACCCTAGTAGCCAAACGCCCCACCCCCTACGCAAATCGCATCCTAGGGGCTCGCCTTGTCAGCGACTCCGGCGCCCATTATGTTCCGCCCATGCTTGCCCTCGACACCCCCCTCCCCGTCCTGGCGATGGTGGAGGAGACCAAGGAGACCTTTGCGGGCCAGTTGGTGGGCCAGGAGCTCACCATCCGGAGCTCTCGAGGGTCCCTTTGCCGCGGCCGACTGAGGCTGGGAGAGATGGGTTATGGGGCAGCCCACTTCGCGTGCTCGGATGGGCGGTATGGGAACCTTACGGTGCACATGAGGGGGAGTTTAGGGACCGCTTATGGGACCTTCGACGGCCGGCGGATCACCCTGACGGTCGGTTGAGGTTTATGCGCTAGTTCGCATAAACACGTTTTATGCGTTGTTCCCGATAAGCCGGCCTCAAAATGGCTCACAATTCTGAGACCCCATGCGCGGGGTCAAGACTCGCGCGTTCCCCCCATAGGGGGCCGGCGTTCCCATAGCGGCCCGCTGGCACAGGCGGGGGGCGCACTAGCGGCCTAGGCGGCGGGTTTCTGCGGAACGTGTGGCACAAACTGTGCCGGAGGGGCCTGATTGGGGACATGGGCGTGTCCGCAATGGCCGCAATGGGTGTGGCGGGGCGCGGGTGTGTCGTCTCAGCTTTTTTCGTCCTGCCCCTCCAAGGAACCCATGCGGTGGCCCTATGGTGGCCAGATGCCACCCCTACGGGGTGAAAAATAGTTGTTGACTAGGCACGCTAACGAGCCCATAAAGGTGTTGTTCCGGATGACCCGACGCAAGGCGAACGGCTCCAGAGCGAACCTTCCAAGGTCTGCCCATAGGTGGAACGCGAAGGGGCAATCAGCGACCGGGCCTAGCGCCCAACAGCCGCCCTAGACGCTTCCATCGGGTCACTGAGAAAGGCACGCAAAGGGGCTTGACACGCTAACGGGTTTGAGTCAGAAGGGATGCAAGCGAGGGGCGGGCAGCCTCTAGAGGTCCGGAATACCGGCTCTATGTATCAGTCCCGCTCTCGTGAGGGAGTAGAAGTGATGGTTCTGCGGACACGCACTCTCATTTTCGTGGTCCTTTTGTGGGCTGCACTGATGGGGCTGAGTGTTTGGCTGATCCAACACGGATACGCCTAAAAGAAAACGAACTAAGGCCGTCGCTCCCTCACGGTCAATCAAAGGGGAGCCTTGCGGAAGTCCTATAAGGAACCATCCGCCGGAGCCGACGCGAGGCTTATGCCTCTATAGACGGGATCACTCGTCCGACCAGCCGACGCAAGGTGGAGTAGGCCAAGGGCATGGGAGTAGCAGACGTGCGTCGGCGCGGCACTTGAGGCCGCGTTGGGCAGGGCATCCGCAAGTAGGTGAAGCCTCAGTCGTGCCAAAGGCTCGGCTGCTAAGCGACGCCCGTTCCGTGGCTTTGGCCTTGGGGCGATATGACAAGGGAAACCTAAGGGCGTGCTAGCTGACAACTAGAGCGCCCTAGGGTTCCATGAGGGGCGCTCACCGTCTTAGCGGGCGGTGGATATCACGCGCCGGGTCGCTCCCGGACAAACGGACGGACTGAAAGCTGATGCGTGACCGTCCCGCCCCTCTTGTAACCCCTATTGTTTCCGCGAGGGGCGCTCAAACAGGCACGGGGCGCTAGACCCCAAACGTGGCGAGTAGCGCGGCAGGGAGAGACACTCCGCCCCTCACGCAAGCAATAGACAACCGAAAGGCACGCTAATGAGCCCTGTTCCTGCCCTCATCGACGCACTGTTTTGGTTCCTGATCGCGGTCGCCATGGCGGCACTCATTGTGCCCGCTTGGGCCGCGTGGCGGGAATAGGCACGCTAAGGAGCTTGTTCCATGTTCGACGAAGACTTTGACCGTTGGGCCGATGACGGGGGCTTTGCGCCTCCGGTGGAGGATTGAGCCATGCTCTGGCGTCTTAAAGAGGTCGAAGCGGGCGAAGTGCTCCACGATGAGTTCCTCGACACCGACACTGAACTCGCGGCGGAACGCTACCAAGCCGACCGCTGGAACCGTCTCTATTCCATCGGCGAGCCGCGCGTCTCGAGCCGTCTTTACCTACTCGTCAGTTACCGGAAGGCGGGCCGATGGGTGAGCCGCTGGCGTCGTCACCTGACCATGGGGGTTTGACCACATGACCGCCCTCATCAACGTCGGCCTCGCCCTTAACTCGGGAGGCTCTCTGAAGCCTGCTCACGCCCTAGCCGCCCTCAGAGCCATCGGGGGTGCCCAAGTGATCTCCGCTCGGGTCCACCAATCAGCCACCGAGCCGACACTCGTCGCCGAGGTGCGCCGCCCGCTGAACGCAACGGCGGCCTATGAGACCGCCCGGTTTCTCCATCAGGACGCCATAGCGCAATTCGATGGGTCCGATGGGCAGCTTTATGGGCCTAGCTCGGAAGCGTGGGGCGAGTTCGATCCGTCGCAATTCCTGACGCTGGAGGGACAGCGTCTCGCAGCCTGAGGGGTTAGGCTTATGCAAATCGCTGAAATTATCGACCCGTCGATGACGCGACGGGACGCTAGAGCCGCGCTCAAACGGGCTGGCTGGACATTTGTCGGCGGCGGCTCCTTCGCCACCGTCTACGCTTCGCCGGATGAAACGGTCGTCGCCAAGGTGACGAAGCCTGATGCTGGCGCGGCCGCCCTCTACAAGATTGCCCAGAAGCATCCCGATAATCCCCACTTTCCGCGGTATCAGGGCCGCATCAAGCTTGGGTCTCGCGGTTATGTCTACGAAGTCGAACGGCTAACGCCGTGGTACGACTATGATGACTACGATGAGGCTGAGGCGGCCGCCGACGATCTGCCTTCCTTTGAGGAGGCTCACGAACTGATCCGTGCGGCGATCCGGTGCAGCCGAACTACGTCCAGACGTAAGCCCCTGGATGAGGACTTCGGCTTTTCCAACGCGATGCGCCGGGGGTCCACCTTCGTTTTCACTGACCCGCTCTTTGCGGAGGAGGATTTGTCACGGTCCTATCGTGGTCGTGGCGCCTCTAACCCCGATAATTCCGGCTACGGAGAGGACCCCGACGATCCGCTCCTGCTCGCCGCTTAATGCCCTCCAAAAAGGAGAACCCCATGTTCGACGAACCCCTCAGCGACCGTGTCGCACGCCTTGAGGAAGCCTATCGGGCCGCTCGGGAGCGCTACGAAAGCGGCCAACCCAGAGCACGCGACGGCCTTCTCGCTCCGCGCGACGACGTCAACGTCCGCCGCCTCGCCCTCATCAAAGTCGAGCAAGCGCTCCTCATCGTCAACTTCTGATCTCTCGGGAGGAGACCATGCAGCAACGCTTGGTTTACCGGATGGAGGACGCGCAACATCGCGGCCCCTTCAACACCGACTTCCTAACTCGCGATGTGGAGCGGGCTGAACGGATGTGGGATGATGTTCCGTGGATTGAAATAAGTCCGTTTGGCGGGGCCACATCTCTAGACAGCACGCATCCGCATCACTTGGACGACGTGCTCCACGTCAGCGAGGATTTCGACGGTTACGCGTCTGATGTATACCACAAGTTCCCGATCCCTGGTTATTGGCTCGTTGGCTGTAAGGACCTTCGGCAATTCTACCACTGGTTCCCGAAGCCTTCGCTGCCAGATTTCGACCGCTGCGGGATGTTCCTGCATGTTTACTCATGCCCGGAAGACGCCATCAAAGAGGGCCGTTGGCAACTGATGTTCGACCCTAAGCGGTCCACGCTCGTCGAGGAGCGGCGCTTAGGCACGCATCTGAGCCTAGCAGCTTAGAAGGACCAACAAAATGGAAACGTCGATCAGCTACGAGACCCTTCTCGACGCCGCACGGCGCCACTTCCTCCACGTCGGGGGCTCCGCACAGTTCACCCGTGCGGCACGCCACCACGCCCTCGGCCTTGCTCGCCAAGTCGAGGAGGAACTGGCCTCCGCCAACGCCGGCCATCCGCGTCGCCTTCTACTGGACGTTCCTCCGCAGGCGGAGGCCCTGCGGGCCGCATAAACCCCCATTGGCGCGGGCTGTCCTTTTCCCCGCTGCCAACCGCGCTTTGGCCGTTCCGCGCGGACCCCAAAAGGAACGGCCACCCTTTTCATCCAGGAGCCAGTCGTGCGCCAGCCTCTCGTCACCTTTGAGCTCGACCCGGAGGCAACTCCGGTCTCCGACTTCCGCGTCACCAATCACGGGACGCTCTGGACCTTCACGCCGCTCACTCTAGCGGCCGCCGATTGGTGGGACGACCACGTCCACACCGAACAGTGGCAACGGTGGGGCGGCGGCTATGCGGTCGATCAGCACATGGTCGACCCGCTCATCTTCGCCATCACTCAGGAAGGGCTCCGCCTGTGAAGACGCATCTAGCGCACCGCTACGAGCCCGGTTCTCTCGCCCTAATCAAGGGCAGCTTCGAGGAGGTCGAGGTGATCGCCGCAATGGGCGACTACGTCCTCGTCAAGCGGGGCGCGGGACAGTGGACCTACACGGTCGACCAACTCGAGCCCTACGACCCCGAGTTCTGCCCCATCGAGATCATGTGAGGAGGCCAGCGATGCCTAAGTATCTCGTGCCGGTGACCCGCGAGGCCACTGAGACCACGATGGTCGACGTCAGCGCCCGCTCCCGCCGCGAGGCGGTCGATAAGGCCGTGGCCGAGGCGTCCGCCAAGCCGTGGGAGTTCGATTGGGTCGCCGACGATAACAGCGGGGATCAGTCGGACCCTTACTTCGCCGGCGATGACGACTTCGAGAGCGTCGAGAAGATCAACTAAAGGAGGCCCGAGCAATGCCTTATGACCCGCCCGCACTCACGCGGGACGGAACGGACGGTCGCGTCTATGGCGGCGATCCGAACCTCATTCACGTGCCGGACGGTCGGCGGCGAGAGGCGGGGGAACTCGCGGCGCTCGCAATCGACCTCATCATCCGGAGGATCAGCGACCGCATCCCGTGGCCTCAGCGCGGCTTCAAGCTGCTTTGCCCCGGCTGCTACATGATCGTTCTCTTTAACGCTGCGGTCGCCCTGGCTCGTGCCAACGGCCAGCCGCTCTCCGAACTCGGCGCGACTATGTCGGCCGCGTTCGCTCGCCTGGCTCAGGATCAAAGTGCGGCTGGGCTCGAGGAGATCGAGGTCATCCTCGATCCGTGTGGTTGAGATGTATGACGTCGCCATCATCGGCGGTGGCCCGGCGGGTCTCGCCGCAGCCATCGGCGCCGCTGCCGAAGGACTCCGCACAGTCGTCCTCTGTGACCAACTCGGCGGCCAAGCGGGGACCTCCTCGCTCATCGAGAACTTCCTCGGCTTCCCCGAAGGTATCTCTGGCCCGGACCTTACGGATCGCGCGGAGGCGCAGGCACGGAAGTTCGGGGCCGACTTCAAGGATTGCGTCTGCCGCACGCTAGACGAAGCCGGCGGGCTGTTCCGTCTGACGACGACCCACGACGAGACCGTCGTCTCGCGAACAGTCGTGGTAGCGAGCGGCGCCAAGTATCGCCGCCTTGACCCTGCCACAGGCTTCGAGCCGTTCGAGGGCAAGGGCGTTCATTATGCGGCAACGCCGCAGGACGTCGCCGCGAATTGCCGATGCGACGAGGTCGTGGTCGTCGGCGGAGGGAACTCTGCCGGACAAGCCGCCATGTTCCTCGCAGGCAAGGCCAAGCGGGTCCATCTGGTCGTCCGCAAGCCGGACATCCGGCACACCATGAGCGGCTACCTGATCGAGCGCATCTACGAGCAGCCGAACATCGTCCTCCACTTCGGGACCGAAATCACCATGATCCAGGGGAAGGATTGGGTGAACGCCGTCCTGCTCAACAACGGCACGCAACTCGCCGTGACCGACGTTTACGTAATGATCGGCGCTCAGCCGAACGCCGCCTTTCTGGACGGCATCTGCGGGACGGACCCACATGGGTTCATCCAGACCGACGACTTCTTCCAGACGAAGAAGCCCGGTCTGTTTGCCGTGGGCGACGTCCGCGCGGGCTCGGTCAAGCGTGTGGCCAACGCCGTGGGCGAAGGCTCGACGGTCATCAAATGGCTGTGGCGCTACCTCTTCCCGCCTGCCCCGCTTGAGCCGGGGGAGGCAGTGGCATGAACGCGCCCCACCATCCGGCCTACGTCCAAGGCTACCACGACGCTCAGCGCGGCCACACAGCGTGCCCCTATGGGCTCCCCTCGCAGTGCGAGAAGTGGCGCGAGGGATACGACTTCGCGGAGGAGAACGGGGAGGCTGAGCTTCCCCGGTTCGGAAAACTCAAGAGGAGGCGCATATGACGACCCTCGACCACATGGAGCGAGTCCGCAAGATGGCCGCCGCGGCTGCCGGCCCGGCCGCTCCTCACTGTTCCCTGGACCGCTGCCGGTGCCCCACGTGCGCCACAACGGAGCTTCTTTTGCGCACCGCGTTGATCCGACGTGGCGTGCGGCAGGAAGACACAAAGCGGGTCGCGCTGCGTGCGTTCGACTGCGGCAGCGCGGCTTATCCCTATCTCGCCAGCGTCCGGGTGGACGGCCGCGAGGTCTACCGGGTCGAACAACGCCCTGATGAGGTGTTTGCCCCGGAGGTGCTGGACGACATCACCAAAGCATTGAGGAGGCCGATGTGAGGATCATCCGTATCTGCAAGCGCAAGCTCCGCACCGCCGCTGAGAAATGGGGGACGAAGACGCACCTTGCCTACCTCGTGACGGCCACCGTCGTCGAAGGCCCGGTTCTGCTCAGGGTGACGACCGGCGGCTGCCTCATATTCTGCGTCATTGGCGAGGTCCTGAAGGACACAGAGCAGGAGGTAAGCTAATGCTGGTCACCATCTTTTGGGTCGGCTTGTTCTTCCTTCTAGGGCTGGCTGCATTGCTGCGGCGGCCGGACGGACACGGCCCTGGCTAAGGGCCTATGTGCTGTTTAAGTCACAGAAATTACAAAGAGTTCACCTGACGTTAACCAGACTATGAACAGCATTGAGCTTGGCATGGAAACGTGCCAGCCTTGACAACGTGCCGGATCAAAACCAATTAGTAAGGGCGGGGTTAAATCAAATGGGCCAGGCGTTAACAAGTAACATTGACGAACAACGGGAGAATAGTAATGCCTACGCGACAAATCGCCGCGAACGGCGCCAGCAATCGAGGGGGTCCAATTTTGGCAGCGAACCAGAGGGGCGGCACATCGTCGCAGCTATGGAAGCGCGTGCCCGAGTTGGCCGGCTCCTCGGCTTTCCTTCTTTACTTGGCGGACGTGGGTTCGGATCGTCTGAGCCTAACGCAGGCGGCTTTCTTTCTGTTGGCAGCGACGGCGGATGCGGCTGGGAAGCCGGCGACCCGCGCGGAGCTCATCCAAACCTACAATGAGACCTTCCGCGGTTCCATTCGGAACACCTACCGGCAGCTACTCGAGCCCTCTCGGGCATACCCTAAGGCGCTCGGGTGGTTGGCGGCGGAAGAGAACCCTAACGACATCCGGGAGCAGTTCCTCCGCCTCACCGACGAGGGGAAGTCTGTTATTCGCGGCGCTCTGATGGCGCTTGAGCCGATGCTTGAGAAAGCCAGCAAAAGCAAAGCGAACTAAGGAGACCCACACGTGCGCTACCGTCAGAAACCCAACGGGATGTGGCTCGTCGACTACGAGGACGAGACCGGCGCCCGGAAGCGGGTGTCGACCGGGATCAAGACGGCTCCCCAAAAGCAGCCACCGAATGAGGTGAAGTCTGCGGGTCGCGAGATCGTGCTCGGCATCCGCACACCGCAAGCTATGCCTGTTTCGTCGGCCGGAAAGGCCCATAAGCGAGACGGGCGCATGACCGTGTCAGAATTGCTCGACAAGTGTGAAGGAACGGTCTGGCACCCGGATAACGTGCGCTCTCAGCGGACGATCAAATCCAACGTCGGCATCCTCCGGAGCATGGTCGGCGACGAGGCGGTAGAAGATATGACGTTCACTCGCCTCGAGACCCTAGTCCAAGCGATGAAGACCCGCGGCTATCAGCCGGCGACGATCAAGCGAAAGCTGGCGATGCTGGCCAAGGCGTTGAAGATGGCGACCATGTGGACCGACGAGAAGGGTCAGCCCCTTCTCCGTTACAAGCCGCCTCTTCCGAAGATAGTCGTCAACAATCTGAAGGATCGGATCATCAGTCCGGTCGAGCAGGAGGCTCTCTTTGCGGCCGTCGAGAAGCGGCGGCAGCTTGAGCCGAACCGCCAGTGGTTTCGGTTCCGCGTGTTCCTCCAGGTCGTGTTCGCTACCGGCGGTCGCCTGAGCGAGGTTCTGCATATCGGGCCGAAGAACATTACGCGCATCGGCGAGACGAGCTATGTGACGTTCCCTCGCTACCGCACCAAGAGCGGGAAGCCGCGCACACTGCCCCTCACGGACGATGCGGTCGCCGCGGTGGGCTCGCTTATGGACCATCTGGTTCTCGACCGTGAGGCCCAAGAGTGGCGCTTCTTTGGCCTGACGCCCTCGACAATGGACGTCATGTTCAAGCAAGCCAGAGAGGACGTCGAGCGCGAGACGGGAATGGACCTTACGGGCGTGTCGATCCACACGATCCGCCACACTGTCCTCACGCGCCTCGCGCGCGGCGGAATGGGTCTCGCGCAGCTCCAGATGTGGGCCGGCCACTCCGACCCCAAGATTACGGCCGAGCGGTATCTTCACCTGATGCCAAACGACCTAGTTGCCGGGCTTTCCATCCTTGGCACACATGGCACTCCTGATGCCAACCAGGCACGGGATCGCATTAGTCCTGTTAACGTGCCTAGCACGACAGGTGATGCTAATAGTGCCAGCCGTGGCACGGCGAGCCTTCAATAATCGGCTGAAAACTTTGTATCTGGTCGCCCTTTTTGTGCGGCATCATCGGGAGTTTTCAGCCAGTTTTTCAGGATTTTCCAAGGGGTGCCAGCGGCGCCCCCTAACTCGCGCGCCTATTGGCACACTTTGGCACGCTTAGGATGAAGGAGTTTGGCACAGTGCCCTACATTAAACGAGAAGATCGAAGGAAGTTTAAGCACGGCCTTGGAGAGTTGACCTTCGCCGAGACGCCGGGAGAACTGAACTACCTGTTCACAAAGATCGCCACTGAATATCTCTCCATGAATGGGGAGAACTATCAGCACTTCAATGACGTTCTCGGAGCGCTCGAAGGGGCGAAGTTGGAGCTCTATCGGCGCCGGATCGCCCCCTATGAGGATACGAAGATCGTTGAGAACGGGGACGTCCAATAGGCACGTTTATGTGCCATTGTTACGCAGTTCTAGGAGAGCCGAAGGCTCGATCCCCTAAGGAGACCTAATGGACCTCACTCGTGAAGACATCAGGCGTCAATTAGAACTCGAAGCGGAGTCCCGCTCGCTCGGGCAAGCTCGCTACGAGCGGTCCCGGCCGCTGCCCTGGCGCACGGAGGGTGGATCGGTGGAGGAGGAAGCCAACCTCCCGCCGGGCCAACAACTCCTTCGCCTCGCCGTCGAGCCGACCGCCGAAGCGATCCGTCAGTTCGTGGTCGCCGCGAACGAAGGCAAGGCGGGCCGCCGACACTCGGCAGTCAAATGGCTCGAGCTGGCCTCCCCGGAGGAGGTCGCCTACCTCACTGCGCGCGTGGTCCTCAACCTCAGCGCCAATCGCGTTGGGCTCCAGACGGTGGCCACGTCGGTCGCCGGTCGGATCATCGACCACGTCGATATGGTCACCTTCAGGGGCAAGAACCCGCAGGGCTACTACGGTCTCACGAAGAAGAGCCGTTTCGCGCGGGCGACTGAGCGGCGGCTGAAGGCTGTCCGCAAGATGCTGGAGAACGAAGACTCCCGCACCCGTATCCCGCCGGCGGAGAAGCTCCACCTCGGGATGGCCGCGCTGGAACTATTGATCGACGCCACCGGCCTGTTCGAGATCGACACGAAAGCTGCCATCAAAGGACGCTCCTACTACGTCCGTCCTTCCGAGGCGGTGAGCAAGTGGCTCAACGAACAGCACGCGCGGAGCGCTTTGCTGGAGCCGGTCCTCATGCCGATGGTCGTGAGGCCGCGGCGCTGGAAGAACACGCGGGCCGGGGGTTATCTCCGTCCGTTCCCTGGGCGGGGTCTCGTGAAGACGCGGGACCGCGGCTACCAAGAGTTGCTCTCAACGGTCGACCTCAGTCTGGTCTACGAGGCCGTCAATCACATCCAAGAGACGCCTTGGCGGGTCAACCGTCGGGTTCTCGACGTGATGCGGGAGGCGTGGGACGGGGGCGGCAACCTCGCCGCGCTCCCCCCTCGCGACGACCAGCCGCTCCCCGCGCGGCCCCACGATATCGAGACGAACACCGACGCGCGGACCCGCTGGAAACGCGAGGCGGCTATCGTTCACGAGCAGAACGCTCAGCTTTTCAGTCAGCGTCTCGCTATGCAGCAACGGCTCTGGGTTGCCGAACGGTTCGCGGAAGAGCCGGCTATCTGGTTCCCGCACTCGCTCGACTTCCGCGGCCGGGTCTACCCTCTGGTCGCCTCCGGTCTCCATCCGCAAGCCGACGATCCCGGCAAGGCGCTCCTCGAGTTTGCCCACGGGCTCCCGCTCGGGACCTCTGGCGGCTACTGGCTGGCGGTCCATATCGCTAACCTCTTCGGGGTCGATAAGGTGACCTTCACCGAGCGCGTGAAGTGGACCTACGATCACTCCGCGGAGATCATCGACAGCGCTCTCAGTCCTCTCGATGGGGAGCGTTTCTGGACCCGAGCGGACTCCCCGTGGATGGCTCTTGCTGCCATCTTCGACTTCGCCGGGTTCCTTCAAGAAGGAGAGAGCTATGTCAGCCACTTGCCCATCCCCCTCGACGGAAGCAACTCCGGGCTCCAGCATTTCTCTGCTCTCCTGCGGGACCCCACGGGCGCCGCAGCGGTCAACTTGGTTCCGTCCGACAAGCCTTCCGACGTCTACGCCGAGGTCGCGCTACGTGCGGAAGCTGCGGTCGCGGCTGATACCGACCCGCGAGCAGCCGTCTGGCGGGGAAAGGTAAGCCGCAAGATCGCCAAGCGGCCGACGATGACCTATGTCTACTCGGCTACCCGCTACGGGGTCCAGGACATGATCCTCCAGACCCTCCGGGAGTTGGACAATGAGGGCGAACCCTACCTGGGCGGCGCGGATAACTACGAAGCAGCGAACTACCTGTCCTATGTGATGTTCGACGCCATCGCTGAGGTCGTCTCCGCGGCGACCAGAGCTATGGAATGGCTCCGGAAGGTCGCGAAAGTGGCGGTCGATGCCGGAACTCCGCTCACCTGGACCACGCCAGACGGGTTCCCTGTGCGGCAAGACTACCGCGTCCCGCATGGTAAGCGGGTGGTGGTCCATTGGCACGGTCGACGCCTGGACCTCATGCTCGTTGTCGACAGCAAGGACCCGGACGGACGGGGCCAAGCGAACGGCGTGGCGCCGAACTACGTTCACTCGCTCGATGCCGCGCACCTCCGCGCTCTTGCGCGGGCGGCGAAGGAGGCGGGGATCGACTACCTCGGTGTCGTGCATGACAGTTTCGCCACGCACGCCGCGCGAACGGACGAGCTCGCACGATTGCTTCGGGACACGTTCGTCGAGCAGTATCAACCGGACCTTTTGCGGCAGTTCCGCGACGAGATCGCCGCGGCTGTGCCGGATGCCTGGAAGGAACAAGTGCCGCAGCCCCCGGAGTTTGGCTCGCTGAACCTCGAAGACGTCCGCCACTCGCCCTACCTTTTTGCGTGATAGGCACGTTAACGTGCTAATATCCCGCACCCATTTGGGGACCGGAACAGACCCGCCCCGCCAGTCAAGGAACATTGCCAAGTGCTAGAACATCCCGCTTGGAGGTCTCCCCTCCATGCCATCCGGGACCGCATCTCTTTCGCTACGTCGGCCGCTCGGGTCCTCGAGCCGTCCTTCCGGATCGTCGATGCGCTCCAGTTCTCGGACCCTGCGGTCCAACTCGACGCTCTCTTCGTGACCGCCGTGGCGATGGCCACGGTGATCGGGCTTGATCCCCATGAGATGGTGGTCCGCGCTAGACGGATGCTCCCGGACGCTGAGGGGCCTTTCACAGAGCAGCTTCAGGCCGCTCGAGATTACGCCAAAGGAGAGCTTCGGTGATTGCTGGTCTCTTAGTTTTCGGCGCCTTCATGGCGCTAATGCTCTACATCGCATTTGTCTTCACGGTCGGCAGCAAACTCCAGGATTGGGCCTACTCCAACGGCTATCCCGACTTTGCCATTCCGTGGCTTTGCATGATGGGCATGTTGTTCGGGCTTCCTATCGCTATTGCCGTGGGGGTGTCGTCGTGAACGCCCAACAGGCACGCATATGGGCTCTTCTCGAAGAGGCCGCCGAGACCGCCAGCTCCGCCCGAGAGGTCGACCTGGCGACCCAGACCGAGCTCCTCAGTGAGGGCTACGACCTCCGCAACCTGAACAGCGACCTTCGTCGCTTCCAGTAAGGACACAATGAAGAAACGAAACGAATATCCGCAGCTCATCACGCCCCGCGGCGTCGTCGCGTGGGCGCAGCTCAACGAGCCGGACTACGAGTATAAGAAGGAAGGCGAGTTCCACGTTCGCATCCGCCCGGACACGAGCGATCCGCTCTATGACAAGCTGGTCGAGACCGCGACCGCCGTCCGAGACGAGTTCTACGACGAGACCGTCAAGAAGCTCACGGCCGAGAAGAAGGGCGCTCTGCTCAA